TTATGAAATCATCGGTTATTCTTCAACATCAACTGCGCTTTTTACTTTTGCAGGGTCTGATTGGAAACCAAGCGAAAATTTTGCGTATTACGGGATGCTTGTTGGGACGCAAAGCACTGGCAGAACTTTTTCAAGCGTAACTTTTGATGGGTCTCCAGGCTATCTTAATATTGGCGGTCAAGACAATTCTAGCGGGGAAGCAAAAGTCCTTGGGTTAGGTTCATTAAGTTTAGGGCGATCCCCCTCCGACCAAAGTGGTCTTTTGAATGTTACTTCTGGTGGTCTTTCAAGCAGATCAAATTTTCTTTTTAGAGTTATAGGTGGTTCCTCGCAACCAACTGTTCACTATTCTAATATCGTTTCGCATGGTTCTTTTCCTTACACGTATAATATTCCAGATTGCAAAATTGGCGATATTGTATTTTTGACTTTGGCAGTAAGAGCGGTTGGTGGCGTTACCTCAAATGCAACAGCAACGAATATGACTGAATATAGAAAAGCTGGCCCTACAAATCTTGGAATGGGAGTTCTTGCTGCTTACGTCACAACAGATGGTACATTTACCACAACCATTACTTGCACAAATCAGTATCAACAATGGATTTGGGGTATTGTGGTTCTGAGGGCGAGCTAAATGGATCCTTTTACGCTCCTCGCTGGCGCAACGGCGGCACACAAATGAAATACATGCTAGCGGTTGCATTTTTGGTTTTGTCGGGGTGCGAAGATCGCTACCGCTACCCATGCCAAGACCCGAAGAACTGGGACGCGCCTGAATGCAATCCTCCTATTTGCACCGCATCCGGAACCTGTTCCGCAGACACCCTGAAACAAAACCCTTGCGGAGCAGTTGCGCGATGAGGATCAAAGAAGACGAACTCCATGCGCTTCTCCAATTTATCATTGGCATCAGCCTGTGCCTGACCCTGACAGGAACGGTGTTTGCCGTGTTGTACAGCTTGATTTTTGTGGTGCAACCAATTGACGGGCAAGCACCAAACGACCAAGAGTTTTTCAAGTTGATTGCTCCGATCGCAACCTTCCTGACAGGTACGCTGTCGGGCATTATGTTAGGGTCGAAATCTACAGGAGGTAAGGACGATGGATCTGCTTAAAAATTTCGGGGGGTTACTTGGCTCAGTCGCGCCAACCTTGGCAACCGCCTTGGGCGGTCCTTTGGCGGGTATGGCAACGAAGGCACTGTCTATGGCACTCCTCGGCAACGAGGACGGGTCGGAGGACGATATACGGGCGTCCTTGCTTACTGCCTCGCCTGAGCAACTTGCGTCTGTCAAAAAAATTGACGCCGACTTCAAAGTCCAAATGAAGAGCCTTGATATTGATCTCGAGCGCATCGCGGTGGACGATCGCAAGTCGGCTCGGTCAATGCAAACAGAGACCCGCGATTGGATTCCAAGACTTTTGGCGGTGTCAGTAACCGTTGGATTCTTTGCCATCCTGATTTACATGCTTGTCTATGGCCTGCCGACAACAGGCAATGAGGCATTGTTGTTGTTGCTTGGTGCGCTACAGACGGCTTGGGGCGGCATCATCGCATTCTACTTTGGGTCTTCATCCGGTTCTCAGAAGAAAGACCAGATGATCTACAATTCAACACCGAAAGAATGAGCCATGAAAGACAATTTTGAAGAATCACTCGCCCATGTTTTGAAATCGGAAGGGGGATACGTCGATCACCCCAAAGACCCAGGAGGAGCAACAAATCTCGGTTGCACCAAAAAAGTTTGGGAAGAATGGGTCGGCCATGAGGTAACCAAAGATGACATTAAAGCTCTCACAGTCGCCGATGTCGCCCCGCTCTACAAAGCAAAGTACTGGGACAAGTGCCGCTGTGATGACCTCCCGCATGGTGTGGATTTTGCTACTTTTGATTTGGCTATTAATAGCGGTCCTGCTCGCGCCTCCAAGTTTCTTCAAAATGCTTGTGGTGTGGTTGCTGATGGGGCTATCGGCCCTGCTACACTTGCCGCTGTAGCAAAAATGAACCCGCGTGAACTGGCGTCCAAGATCTGCGAGGATCGGTTGGCTTTCTTGCAAGCACTGCCAACATGGGGTACATTCGGCAAAGGATGGGGTCGTCGCGTGGCCGAAGTCGAAAAGACCGCTTTCAACATGGTAGGCTGACATGGTCGGATTAACATACTCAACCTACGTTGAACAAATCGCCACGATGGCTGTTGTGCAATCGACCGACGTGAATTACCTCACCATTGTCCCATCAATGATTGATTATGCCGAGTTGCGGATGCAACGCGATTTGGATTTTCTTTCGACGCAGATCAGCAATTCGTCTTATTCGTTTTCAACGAGCAACAACACATTGACGATCCCAACATCGTCGTTTGTTTCTTTGCAAACGTTTGAGGTTATTGACGGAACAGGAAACTCAACTCCGCTTTTGGCAATCGGGAAAGAATATATTCAAAACGTTTATGGCGGCGGCTCGACGACAGGTTTGCCAAAATACTTTGCAGTTTATGGTGGGGACTCTGCGACAACTGGCAAAACATCGCAAAATATTCTTGTTGGGCCAACTCCTGACTCGACATATTCAGTGCGGTTGACTGGAACAGTTCGATCGACGCCTTTATCTGCCGCAAACCCGACAACGTTCATCAGCGTTTATCTGCCGGATTTGTTCATCATGGCATCAATGATTTACATCTCCGCATATCAGCGCAACTTTGGCCGACAGTCCGACGATCCTCAGATGGCGCAAAGCTACGAAAGTCAATACCAAGCCCTCAAGGCAAGCGCGTTGGTTGAAGAAAACCGCAAGAAGTTTGAGGCGGCGGCTTGGACAGCCTACTCACCATCCCCTGTCGCTTCACCAACGAGGTAACCTCCCATGCCTCACGCAACGATGAAGCTGATCCCTGGTATTGATACCTACAAGACACCTGCCTTGAACGAGGCGGCGTTTTCAGAGTCTCAGCTTATTCGTTTTGTGCCCGACAGATCAGGCATGGGCCTTGTTCAGAAAATGGGCGGTTGGGTTGATTGGGCGACTCAGGGGCCAGTTTCAAGCACTATTATGGACATTCATCCTTGGCAAAATTTGGTCGGAGATGCGGCTCTTGCTGTTGGGGCAGAGGATAGTATTTCTGTTCTTGATGAAGTGAGCAGAAACGAAAACGTTATCACTCCTCAGAAAACAACTTCTAATTCTCCGAAAAGCACATACACCGTAACAATAACAAACGCGACTCCGGCAGTCGTGACCGCGACAGCAAGCTCCTACCCACCAGGGATGCCGATTGTATTTTCCACGACAGGCACTTTGCCTTCTCCGCTCGTGGCAGGAACAGTTTATTACGTCGCGTCAACTTCTCCAACACCAACAGCGAACACTTTTGGAATAGCAACCTCGGTTGGCGGAACTGGCATTGCAACAACCACAGCCGGAAGCGGCGTCCATACGGTGACCGTTCCGCTTGCCTCGACCACGAGCGGGTCATCCATCGTCACCATTTACGACACGGGGTTGGGTGTTCAGTCTGTTTCATTCACCAATGGGTCGCCGACCGTAGTCACAGCCGCCGTTGCACCAACCCTCGACACAAGCGTGGTGTTTTATGGGACGTCGCTCCCGACAGGAGTCACGCAAGGCACGACTTATTACGCTCAACCTTTGACTGCCACAACGTTCAATATTTCAACAACGACTTTTGCGAGCGGCACCCTCACCCTTGTCAACACGACATCGACAGGGACAGGTACGATTTACACCCCAAACCAATTAAGAGACGGGTTTTCTTCTTGGATAAAAACGCCGATCAGCATTTCAAATTTGATCGTGAGCGGAATTTATTCAATTCAAACTTATGCTGCAAGTTTGTATTTTAACGTTTATACGATTGATGTCGGGGTCGTCGCAACCTCAACAACAAACATTTCAACGCTTCCGGAATTTGACCCTGATTCAGGGTTTTCAACAATTGTCGTAACTCAAGCCAATCATCCATATCAAGATGGGTTTACGGCTACGTTTCTCACGTCAACAACTTCTGCGGGTGTAACGATTTATGGTGATTATTTTACGACATATATCAGTTCAACCCAATATCAAATAACCGCCTCGTCTGCCGCGACGAGTAGCACTGCATTTTTTATGAATTTGGGCAGTGCGCAATTTGATTATTATTACAACATTCCATCATCATTTGCCGCTTTGGGTTATGGCTCTGGCGGTTATGGCGAGGGAGGGTATGGGGCGGGAATTAAAATTAGTTATCCTTCTGCTCCAACGATCACGACAACCAATTGGACGATTAACAACTTTGGCGAAATTCTCACTGCAAATGTTCAAAATGGTGAGATTTATTATTGGTCGCCAACCTCCAACACAACAACGATGTTTTTGTTGGAGACCGCCCCAACCGCGAACCGAGGCCATTTCATCGCGATGCCTTCAAGGCAAGTTGTGGCCTACGGTTCGACAGTGACAGGCATTCAAGATCCGTTGCTGATCCGGTGGTCGGACGCAGGGGACGCAACCGTTTGGCAAGCCTCGGCGAATAACCAAGCTGGCTCTTTCCGCCTTGCGGAAGGAAGTGCGATCATTGGCGGAATTCAGGCTTCCCAACAGGCTTTGATTTGGACGGATCTTGCTCTTTGGGCGATGCAATACATTGGCTATCCAAATGTGTTCGGGTTCAACAAGCTCGCAGACGGGGTTGGTTTGATCGCGCAAAAGGCAGTTGGCATTCTTGGGAGAGCGGCATATTGGATGTCTCCTGGAGGGTTCAACGTTTTGGCCGAAGGTGGTCCCCAAGACATGGCTTGTCCTGTTTGGGATCAAGTGTTTCAAAATTTGAACACTAGCTTGGATCCAAATGGCGACCCTTATAGCAATTTGATCCAGTGTGGCACAAACTCTATTTTTGACGAAGTGATGTGGTTCTACCCATCAACAAATTCAACGTATAACGACTCATACGTTAAATATAATACTCTCACCCA